TCCTGCTGACGCAGGAGAGGGCAACGCTCCTATCGGAGCTGACGATCCGCTGCCTGCAGAGGAAATACCAACAACTAACACACAGGAGTAATCATCAATGTCAGAACCAATAGACCCAGTGGAGTACGGGAAACTATTGGCTAAGGTTGACGCTTTAGAGGCTAAGATTGTAGGGATGGACAATGACATCAAGACTCTCTTAGCCTTAGCCAACCAAAGCAAGGGTGGTTTCTGGATGGGAATGGCTATAGCGTCCTTTGCTGGTGGTATCATCACATGGGTTGCTAATCATTTAATTAAAGGCTAATCATGCAACGTCCTGTTACCGTTGGATTGAATCTGTCCGCAGGTGTACTCACAACGGTGTACACAGTTCCGACAGGTTATTATGCTAAGTGGAATCTGATGTACGTGTTTAACGGTACAGGTTCTACTAAGGCATTTACCGCTTACTGGCATGACGCTAGTTCCTCCGCTGACATCTACGTATTGAATAATAATAGCGTATCTTCCAAGGAATACGTAAGAATGGATGGGGGCGCTTACGTGGTCATGGAAGAGGGCGATAAAGTATATATGCAAAGCGAATCAGGTAGTACATTTAGCACTATCTGCACGTTTGAATTGATCAAGAAAGAAGGAATCTAATATGGCTCTGCCTACGTACATTAGTTTAGTTAACAACGTGCTTGTGCGTATGCGTGAGCCTGAAGTTAGCTCTGTCAGTGAGAATACTTTATCTAAGCTTGTAGGTAATCTGATCAATGACTCTAAACGTCAAGTTGAAGATGCCTATAACTGGAACGCCTTAACAGACACACTGATTGTTGATACGGTCTCCGGTACATACGGTTATACCTTAAACGGTTCTGGACAACGATTCAAGGTTATTGATGTACAGGACGTAACCAATAAGCGTTTCTTACGTCCGGTATCCACCAGTTATATGTCCTCGTTGTTGATCAATAGTCCCGGTAGCTCTCAACCGGCCTACTATAACTTCAACGGTATTCACAGCAACGGGGACACTAAAGTAGACTTGTATCCTATCCCTGATGGTACGACACAGATTTACTTTAATATGTATATCCCTCAAGCTGATCTTGTAAACGATGGTGATGAGTTGTATGTTCCTGACCTGCCAGTGATCTTAGGCGCATATGCACGTGCCTTGGTTGAACGTGGCGAAGACGGTGGTCTGAACAGCTCTGAAGCTTATGCTTTGTATCGAGGTGCTCTGTCAGACGCTATCGCTACCGAAAGTTCTAGGTTTATCGAGGAAGAGACTTGGGAGGCTAATTAATGAGCCAACAAATCCAAACATATAGCATCACAGCACCGGGCTTCTATGGATTGAACACTCAGGACTCGTCATTAGACTTAGCTTCTGGCTTTGCTCTGGTGGCTAATAACTGTGTGATTGATAAGTATGGTCGTGTAGGTGCTCGTAAAGGATGGACTCCTAAGAATAGCTCCACTGGAACCCTTGGCAGTAACGATGTAAAGTTAATCAGCCAATTACTCACAGAGGGTGGCTTAAACTACACTGTAGTGGCTGGTAACAATAAACTATTTATTTTGGACAGCGGCACCCTCACAGAGTTAACCTATGGCGGTGGTGGCTCAGCTCCAACGATCTCAGACAGTAACTGGCAAGCAGTTCAACTTAGTAACTGTTTGTATCTGTTCCAGTCCGGACATGATCCTCTAGTGTTCGACCCTGCTGTCAGTACTTCAACGTACCGCAGAGTATCTGAGAAGTCTGGTTACACAGGTACTATCCTCTCAGGTAATACTGCAATCTCAGCCTTTGGTCGTTTGTGGGTAGCAGATTCTACAACTAACAAAGATACTGTTTACTTCTCTGACTTACTCTCTGGTCATGTGTGGTCTGGTGGTACTTCAGGTTATATTGATATTAGTCAATACTGGCCTAACGGTTCTGATAACATTGTAGCCTTAGCTTCACATAACAACTTCCTGATCATCTTTGGACGTAACAACGTACTGGTTTATTCCAACGCTAACGATCCTTCAGCTATGTCTTTATCTGATTCTGTTACAGGTATTGGATGTATCGCTAGGGATTCCATTGCAAACACGGGTACTGATGTAGTGTTCTTATCGGACACAGGTGTTCGCAGTATCTTACGGACTATTCAAGAGAAGTCAGCTCCATTCCGTGACCTCAGTAAGAACGTACGTGATGATCTGATGTCTGCTGTGGCTAGTGAAGTGGCTAACCATCTTAAGTCAGTGTATAACCCTGTAGATTCCTTCTACTTATTGTCTTTACCAACTTCTAAGGTTGTCTATTGTTTTGACCTCCGTGGAACTCTTCAGGATGGTTCAGCTAGAGTAACAATCTGGACAGGCATTGAACCTAAATCTTTCTGGTTTGATAATGTCAACAAAGAGATGTTATTGGGTAAGACAGGATATGTTGGTAAGTATTCAACGTATTTAGACAACACCTCTACCTACCGTTTCCAGTATTTCACTAACCATACAGACTTAGGCGCACCTTCTGTAACCTCAATGTTGAAGAAACTTAGTGTGGTTGTCATTGGCGGAACTAACCAATATGTGTTTATGAAGTGGGGTTACGATTTTACCTCAAATTATTACTCGCAAACTGCAAAAATTCCTGATCAGGGGGTTGACTATTACGGCGAATCGGAGTATAATATAGCTCAGTATTCTGGCGGTACTGCTTTACAGACTTTAGTGGCTTATCCTACGGGTTCAGGTAAGGTTGTTCAAACGGGTTATGAAGCAGATATTAACGGTTCTGCCCTCAGTATCCAGAAATTGGAAATTCAAGCGAAGAATGGAAAGATTGTATAATGTCAAACTATGTCAAAAGCACTAACTTTGCCAGTAAAGACTCCTTAGCCATAGGCGATCCATTAAAGATCGTTAAGGGTACTGAGATTGATACTGAATTTAACAACATTGCCACTGCTGTAGCGACTAAGGCTGACCTTAACAGTCCTACGTTCATCGGTACTCCAGCGGCTCCTACGGCTTCTGCAGGTACTAGTACAACACAGTTAGCCACTACCGCTTTTGTGACTTCTGCTTTGCAGGCTGTATATCCTGTCGGCTCTATCTACATCAACGCAGGCGTTACTACTAACCCCGGTACTTTGTTAGGTTTTGGTACTTGGGTTGAGTTTGGAGCAGGTCGTGTATTGGTTGGTCAAAATACCTCTGATACCTTGTTTGATACCTTGGAAGAGACAGGCGGTAGCAAGGATGCTATTGTTGTTAGTCACAACCATACAGGTACTACAGATACTAACGGCAGCCACAGCCACAATACTCAGTTCGGATACAGTAACGATCACGACTACTTTGGTAACGGAGTTTCCTCGTTTACTGTTAACGGTCAAGGTGTAACACAAAATCCTTATTCTTACTCCTCTGATTCATCCGGATCACACAACCACGGATTTACAACAAGTACATCTGGCTCCTCCGGCACTAACGCTAACGTCCAGCCCTTCATTGTGGTGAAGATGTGGAAACGTACGGCATAATCGCCTGACAGTTTAACAAACAAGGATAAACATGGATAGTAATACCCTACATCATTTCTCTGATGGCTTATATGCCAAACAAATGAGTATCCCTAAAGGATCAATAGCTTGTCAGCATAAACATGAATATGATCATCTAAGTGTTTTAGCTCAGGGGAAGGTTAGGGTGTTATTTGATAATGATAAGTTTGAAGTATTTGAAGCCCCTGCTTGTATCAATATCAGAAAAGGCATCAACCATACTATCATGGCTTTAGAAGATTCTACATGGTTCTGTATTCATCATACATTTGAGACTGATATGAATAAGATTGATAGTGTTTTAATCAAAAAGGAAGGGGCTTAATATGCCGTGGATTGGTGGTGCTATTGCCGGTGGTTTAGGACTACTCGGCTCTTCTATGGCGGGCAACTCTGCTGAGGCCGCTGCTAACACTTCAGCACAAGCTCAGCTGGAATCTGCTCGATTAGCCGCTGAAGCTGCTAAGTTCCGTCCTGTGGGTATCACTACTCGCTTCGGTACTTCTAACTTCCAGATGTCTCCTGAGGGTTACCTCCAGAGTGCTGGTTACAATATCTCCCCTGAACTAGCTACGATCCAAGATCGTTTGATGTCTCAGGCAGGTGGTCAAGGTGTTGACTTTACCGGACAAGGCTTACAAGCTGCTCAAGGTTTATTCAACTTAGGCCAGCAATATCTAGCTCAGTCTCCTGAAGCAGCTGCACAGCAGTGGATGACCACTCAACAAGCTGCTCTGGCTCCCGGTCGTGAGAAGGCTTTAG